CTGCCCGCATCTGTCGGGGCTGTTAAGACAGCGGTTGGAGCAGCGGTCCCGTCTTGGGCACACGCTGCAGCAGCGCCGTTCCCGTGCCCGGTCGCAGTAAAAAAGATTACACTTCATCAGCTGCATCCTCCGGCCAGGGCGGCAGCTTGCAGATCGCACAGATGCGGCTGAACATCTCCAGAGACGCAGGGTCAGTCAGTTTTATGGGCTGGCCGCAGCACGGGCAGCGCTCGCCGGTGCGATAGATGTGGTAGGCAGGCTTTGAAGCCGGGCTGAAGAAGCGGCATTCTGCGGTCATATCGCAGCCCGCCACATCGTAGCCCAGCTGCATGGGACAGTGCTCGCCGCTGCATCTTCTGTCCATCCCCGTCACCTCCTGCTGTGCCGGGACTTGAGATTTTCCGGCAGCGTCATGTGGCGCTCACCCAGACAGTCCGCATCTTCCCTGGCAATTCGGCGGATGACCTCATCAATGCTGAGATTATCCTCGATCAGCTTTCCGTTTATGCGGAGAGCATAAAACTTCTCTCCGTCCCGGACATCGGACACGGTAAATTCAATGTCGTGCATCAGGTTCCCTCCTTGTTCGGCCTTTCCAGGCTGATCCGGTGCCAAATCACGAGGTTTTTAGCACGGCTTAATTCAACAGCGCTGTAATCATCGTCACAGCCAATGGCAGGTTCAACGCAGCCAGACTCGGCGCCATAGCTGAAGTGATGCTGCACAAAATCTCCTCCGTTCGGAAAGCGGACGGCATACCCATCGTGCAGACGTTCGACCAAAACAGGAAGTTCAATCGAATTGCAATAATCTGCTAATTCAAGTATTTCGGGATATTTTTCCATTTTTTACTCCTCCGGCAGCGGCCACCAGCCGATGACCTTAACATCATCGGGCAAGTTGCGCCACTGCCCGTTCCTATAGCGCATCTCGTCTGTCCACGGCTCCAAGCCATCGTGGAAGTCAAGACGGCACCAATAGTAACCATCATTTTCCGGCTCCCCGGTCTGCCATTTTGGCTCATTCCGGGGAAGCGCAGGGCACGCCATTGCCATGACTTCCGTCCTTCCCAGCAGGAAGTCCACACTGCATCCGCAGGCGTCTGCGAATTTGGCGAGGTCCGTAGCCTCCGGCTTCCTAAACCACCAGGGTACCCGGACACTTTCAGGATACTGAAGCCATGCCTTCAACTCACCCACCGTTGCGCGGTCGTAGCTGAACGCAAAGCGCACATCTTCCGCAAGTCCGGCAGCTTCAGCGGCCTTCACATAAGGTGCCAGCCGCGCCTGGAGTTCTTCGTGGGCTTTGGCCTTGCACTTTTCCTTGTACTCGGCTGCCTCGCGCTCGGCTTCGGGCTTCCGGGCCTTGCGTTTATCTGCAGCTATGCGGCACATGGCCTCGCAGGCGCCATAACCGTTGCGGCATTCAGCGCCGTATTCACAGAGGAGACAGCATTTTTCACCCTTGCAGAGCCCCTGCCAGCTATCCGCCTTCAGATCGCGCCTGAGAGCGGCATCTCCATGCCCGCAGGTCTTTCCGGTTGGCGTGCACATGATCTCCATATTCCAGCGCGCGCCCTTGTCCCATGCCTCGCGTACACGGCGAAGCTTTTCTGCGTTAAGTTTTTCGGGCTTAATTTTAATGTCCCGGATACGCCACTGCAGCTCCTGCGGGCATTGGGCCAGTTCGTAGGCTACGGCCTCGCTGAGCTTGTCGTTCTGCCAAAGCTCGACAAACACTTCCAGCTGTTCGTTGATGACCTTCAGTCGGCTGAGCTTGGACTTGCTCACCTGGCAGGCCTGCGCCACATGGTCACGCATGCGGCCGGGGAACTCCATCCCCTCCTCTTTCAGCTGATAGAAAAGTTCCTGCACACGCTCCGCCTGTCGGCTCAGCTCCCAGTTGCTCAGCTGGCGGGTGTTGGCGTTGCCGTAAATAAGCCGCAGCTCGTTGAGAGCCTCGCTGCCGTTTTCCACTGTCATGCAGGGGACGGCGGCAAAGTCCTTGCCCTCGCTGACCAGAAGCTGCAAAGCCGCCAGACGGCGGTGACCGGAGATTACTATGTAAGTGCCGTCATGCTCCGGGTCAGGCCGAACATTAAGCGGCTGCTGCAGCCCAACAAGCTCAATGTTGGCCGCAAGCTCTGCCACGCTTTCTTCGGTCACAGCGTAAAAATTTTTCTCGTCGGCGCGAAGGGCAGAAATATCTATGATCTGGAGCTCCGGCCCGGTGCCCGCCTTGGGCACATTCAGGCCGCCCAGTACATCATCCAGATTGAATGCCATTACTTGCACCCCCTCATAAGCTCACCCACAAAGAGATTATAGTCTCTGGCGGCGGCACTGTTGGGGCTTGAGTACATCAGCGGCCGCTGAGCAAAGGTCATGTCGTCCACCTTGGGCGTCCGTCGGATATGGCAGAATACCGGCAGGCCGAAGGAACGAAGTGTGTCCTCGGCGGAAACGATATTGGGGGCGTTGTACCACATGGTTGGCAGCAGTCCTGCCACGGTAAGATTGGAGTTGATTGCCCGCATATTCTGCACTTGACGAAGGATGTTCGCCATGCCGCGCAGAGAAAATGCGTCCAGCTTAAGGGGGATCACCACATTTTCTGCCGCCACCAGAGCCGCGCATGCTGCTGCATTGAAAGCCGGTGGGCAGTCGATGAGCACATAATCATAGGCCCAGCCTATGCCGTTTTCGCCCCGCAGCATATCTCGCAGGCAGCTGGCTGAGGCGCTGCCGCTCTCCACCTTGGTTAAGTCAAGATCCATCAGACTCTCGTCTGCCGGGAGAAGATCCACGTCGGGCAGGTTGCTGTGCTCAATGTGGGTCTCTCCATTCTTGAATCCATTGCGCAGAAGATCTGCCAGAGTGTAGGGATGCATTTTGTCCCGCTGAAGGAATTCCGTAGTATTGCACTGGCTGTCAGCGTCGATAACCAGCACTTTCTTTCTGAATTTTGCCGCAAGGATCGCGGCGGTGTTGATGACGGTGGTGGTCTTCGCCACCCCTCCTTTTAAGTTGACGACGGCGATTGTGTTCATGTCCTCATTGCTCTCCTTTTGTTTTATCTAAATTCAATATCCAAGCTTCTCAAGCGCGGTGGATATTTCTTCCCACACACTGACATGCAGGTGCATGCACTGCAATGCGTTCATGATTTGGTCTCTATTAAGCTTGCCGCCCGAAGCTTCAACAAGCTTAACAGAGCTGATACCCTTGCTTCGGGCGGCGTGCAGCCGGTCAAGGATCTCGCGCTTGCGCCTCGCCCCATTGCCGCTGAGTTTTTTTTGGTCGGCGGATCATCGTCAGGTGGGGCAGGAGGCGGCGGCGGAGGTGCTGCTTTTTCAGGCAGCGGTACCGCAGGCGCAGACACGATCTCCACGCCGCTCTCGTTCTCACGCTGACGCTCATCCTTTTCGAGTTCCTGAAGCACTCGAAGCTTGAAATAGATCTCGAGCCATCCCTCCAGCTTCCATGCCGGCAATCCGCTGGCGCAACTGAACATGTCCACGAAGGAATCAATGTCGTTCATTGCCGTGTAGGCTCTGTGTTCCATATGCTGTCTCTCCTTTACGCCCATATCTTCTGCACCTTATCGCAGGGCAGCAAGGGCAGCTTGAAGCACTCATGGCACAGCTCGCCTTTGGCCTCATATTCTATGCGGAACAATGCCCGCGCCGTGTCCACCATGACGATGTGGCCGACCACATGCTTATTCATGAATTCCGGAAGAATGTTCGGCCCGCCGTCAGTCCACCCGGCCGGGATGAACTTGATTTTGCGGCCCACTTCAATGTCGGTCTTGCTCATTTTATGTCCTCCTCAAAATGGTATGTCCTCACTTCCGGGCGGATCCTCAAAAGTGACCTGCTGCTGGCGCTGCATTTCTTTTAGTTGGCGCTCGCCCTCCTTAAAGCTCTCAGCGCGGCTCAGTGCGGGACTGAGAGGAGTAAAGGTCTGGACGGCGCCATCGAAGGCCAGCTCCAGCCGCACCGCCTCGCCCTCCTTGTTCTTGGCGAGGTTAAGGATTCGGTTGCTGCGATTATCATTGGGGTCGGCTGGGTAAAGAAGCATTGCCGCGTCCGCGTCCTGCTCTATCTGTCCGCTCTCACGGAAGCTGGATAAATTGGGCGGCTTGGGCTTCCCGCCGGTTTTCTCTGGGCGGCTCAGCTGAGCCAGGGCAAAGACTGTAATGCCGTGCTTCTGCCCGAAGACATGCAGCCCCTTGGAGATGTTGGTCACCTGATTGTAGAAGCTCTCTCCCGGCGCATTCAGCAGCTGGAGATAGTCCACGAAAATCACTTCGTATCTCCGGTTAAGGCTGAGCGCCTGTACGTCCTGCACGCTCATGCCCGCCGCGTCGATGATCTCCAGCTTAAGCTTGGAGAAATCTTCTGCCGCCTTGGTGACGGCGACCCAGTCCGAACTGTTCATGTTACGGTTCTTGATTTTCGGCAGAGGGACCCTGCTCATAGAGCAGATCATCCTGTCCATCAGCTTGCGCTTGTTGGACTCAAGGAAGAAATAGCCCACCCGCCGATCAGCCGCCAGGTGCCGGGCGATCTGAGTGCCCAGCATGGTCTTACCCGCTTTCGGGTATCCGCCGATTACGATAAAATCCCCTGCCTCAAGGAAAAGCGGAGCATCCAGCTCCCTAAAGCCTGTGCGGATGTAATCCGGCCGTTTGCCTTCAAGCCGGTCCAGAAACTCATGTGCGGCGGCTTCCGCCCCGGTTACCTCGGCGGCCGAGCGCCCGGCAAATATCTTGCTCAGCTCACCCATTATCTCCTCGGCTGCAGAGATATCCTCTGCGAAAGCAAGAGCTGAGCCCTTAGTCTGCAGTCTCTTGAGCCGCACCCCCTCCCGGAGGAGCGTGGAATAATAAGCGCAGTCGGAGCAGCTGCGCCCCAAAGCCTCGTCTATTGGTGCGTCCCACGCGCTGTCTCCGCCGAGCTTGTGCTTGACGGTCAGCCTGTCGATGGGCAGCCCCGCGAAATGCAAACTACGCATAGCGCCCCAGATTACAGCAAGGATGTCATCGGGAAAGTCCTCAACGCTCAGGGCCGCGGCCTGCTCGCCGAAGCTCTCCGGATGTCGCAGCCCCTCTCCCACAAGGGCGAGCTGCAGCTCACGCAGGTCGGTCATTAAAATACCTCCCCTGTCTCAGCCCAGCCGCTCGCTGTGCCCGATCTGGGCACGATCCTGGGGGTATCCACGATCTCGTCCTCCCATGCCCGGCTGTTCAGCCAAGAGGATGCATATGGAATTCCTACTCCCTTCCGCCACATCTCGGAATTAATTTCTCTCTGCAGGGCCTTGCCCATCTGAGCTATGGTCTCATCGTCCGGCCTGAGTTTGTCCCAGGCTCTGATGGCTCTGCTCTTTGCAGGTCGCTTCCCGTTGACGGGTGGGTAGAATCTCCAGAAGCCCTCGAACCTCTCCGGCTTCCAATCAGCTGTTTTCTTTTCCCGCCGCCCCTTGGGGGGCTTTGGGGGAATAGTATTGTTATTTATATTATTAATAATAGCACTGACATTTTTGTCAGTCGGCACTGACATTTTTGTCAGCGGCTCACTGACATTTTTGTCAGTCGGCACTGACATTTTTGTCAGCGGCTCACTGACATTTTTGTCAGTGTCCCGGAATGTGTTGACCCCGGCGTAGATTTTACGGCATTTTGTGCCGCCGCCGTCTATTCTTATGTAGCCTCCCGCCTCCAGCTCCCGGATCAGGCGGATGATCGTCCTCTCGGTCAAGCTGTAAAGCTGTTCAAAGTAAGAATTCTCGGCGTAGCAATAGCCGGTTTTCTGCGTCAGCGCGGAGATTTCCGCGTAAAGCAGCTTAGCGCTTGACGAAAGGTTTTCGTCATAGCGGACGGTCGCTGGCAAAACCGCCCAGTAGCTGGGTTTGTCCTCCATAGCTCTCTTCCTTCCTCCTCATGCCTTCCCCTTGAGGGGAAGGTGCCCCACAAGGGGCGGATGAGGTGTTATTGCCCCTACAGGGGCTTGCATTTTGTTTGGAGTTGTGCTAATATAAGAATTGTCCTCATGGCTTCGGCTATGCCCTCGGTGGATACTCTCAGTCCGCCGGGGGATTTTTTATGCCGGAACAAAGAAAATAACCGCAAGGCTTGCCGCCCCCAGCACCAAAACCAAGCCAAACAAAACAGGCAAAATTCCATCAATATCTCCGAGCATTAAATCTTGAACTCCGCCAACAATAAAAAACAATCCAAATACAGCCACGGTAAGAACAAACGCGGCAATAAACAAAGCCACAACTATCATTAGAATCCTCCTTTTCCTCCCTTTCCCAGCTGGTACATAATCCCGCCGGCCTCCCTCGGTGCTTCCGGCATCGGCTCCGCCTCCATGTTCAGCCAGAGCTTCAGCACATCCGTGCAGCTGATGTCGAATTCGTCCTCCACGCTTTCGCATATGGGCCGCGCCGGGCACTGGCCGCATTGGCCTCAAAAGAGGCAGAAAGCGCGGCGGCCATATCCGCAATGCTTGTGTCGCGGAGCATCTTCTCGAAGTTCGTCAAATCGGCACCTCCTTCAGGATCCAGAGTGCGGCGCCGCACATGCCAAGAAGCATGACGCTCAAGCCCAGGAGCCACCACTCGCGCTCAAGGGCGTAGCTGGCAGCGTTCCAAAGACACAAGGTTCCAAGTCCGTATAGAATATAAGTCAAAATCATGGCAGCCTCCTTAATAACGAATGGCGCTCTGGAGATTTTCCAGCGGGATGTTCAGCCCGGAGTAAAGCCCTTTGATTCGGCTGAGCGGCCAAGTGTCCGAGTGCCGGTTCATCATGGCGTAGTATGCTGTCTCTCCGCATCCGGCCATCTTGGCCAGTGCCGCGCCGGAGACATGCTGAGTCCTGACCGCCTCAAGGATCAGCGCCTTGACTCTGTCGCACTCATGCCGGGGCTTTGAATATTTATCAAGCTTAGTCCTTGGCATTTGCCGTGTCCTCCCATGTGCTCATCCGCAGCGTGTAGGCCGCGTCCACAATGTCCAGCAGCCTGGACATTATATATGCATACCGCTTCTTTTCCTCGCCGCTGACCTTGCCGTCGGCGGCGATTTTCATCAGTTCAAGGTCGTTCTCACCCACCTCAAACTCCTTCACTGCCGCCAGCAGAGCCAGCGCCGCTTCCGGGAACGACAGGGGCGAAACATCCGGCAGCAGCTGTGCCGCCATGGCGGAACGGCTCCTCAGATGCTCAATGGCAAGAGTCGGTGCCTGATAGATATCCACCATCCGCAGCACCTTGTCATCCGGCGGCAGGTATGTCCCGGCCTCCCAGTGTGCCAGCGTGCGCACCGGCATGTCCAGCAGCTCCGCGGCCCGTTCCTGCGTCAGACCCGCCGCCCGGCGGTATCTCCCGTAAATATTTCCGCCGCTCTGCGTCATGGACTCTCCGCCTCCTCTGTGCTATGTTGGCTGTATAGCTCGTCGATGCTGCACAGCAAGACATCTGCGATCAGCGGCAGCAACGCCGCGCTGGGCCAGCTCTGGCCGGTCTCCCAGGCGATAATAGATGCCCGGTGCACATTCAGCGAATCAGCCAGCTGCTGCTGGGTCAGGGCCGCCCTCTGGCGGTAATAGCGCAGGCCATCAAGCCCTCGTTTAATGTCCATTGTCCTCATGTCTCCTTTGCGCGTTGTGTTGATGAGCCCAACCGGAATTGCACCGGCGCCGTCGTCGGCGGAGCCTCTTTTACGGGCCGAGGCTTATATAGAACTGGACGCGGGGCAAGTACGAGAATCCCCGCTGGTGGCGGCAGCCGAGGGAATTGAGCCCCCATAAGCCCGGGCTGATACATCCCGCGCCCTCACCTGTGCTGCCATAAGTCTTCCCCTTGAGGGGAAGGGGGACCGCGCGAGCGGTGGATGAGGTGTCGATTAAAATAACTTATTCAACGGACACTTATCGCAGTGCTCGTCCAGCTCGTCCTCGCTGGCGCAGACAAAAGGCCAGTGGCAAAATCCATCGCACATCTCGCTGACAAGCTCCTCGAATATCTGGCTGACAGTCTGGCTCTTATTCCCCTCCATCCAATGCCTCCATCGCTTCAAGCAGCAAGGCCGCTGCCTCGTTGAAGAAGAAATCATACAGCTCTTCCCAGCGCTCGGTCTGGTGCTCCGCAGCGTAGAAAATCAGCTCCGCAGCCCTCTCCGGACTAAGCTTTTCAAGCCCGCAAAGCTCAAAAAACTTGCTCAAGCCCTCGCTTGCGCCAAGCCTTGGCTCTCCGCCTTTGCCGCCTGAACCCATAGCTTCAGGCGAGCCGCCCAGGGCAAAGACAAACTGTTCATTCTCTCCCATTTCCTCATGCTCCTTTCCTTGCCGTATGTCAATCATTCTTGACATTGTTTCTTTATGGTGTTAAATTAAAGCTGTATAATTGTGTGCCCAGACCGGGCACAAGGGAGGCCCGCATGAAAACCCTAAAAAATTATGGTTTCTGATCCGCATCTCCTTGGAATTTTATCTCCTCTGGTATGCCTCAGCCTTAGTCACTTCCTTAATTTGACTCGTATTCAAAATCCAGAACGACGATGCCGGAGTAACCGCTACAAGTATCCTCGCCCTTGCGCTGATCATAGCCCTTGAATTTCTCTGGCGGCGCTTAAAAAAACGTAATACCATGGGAGGTTAAGCCATGTCCTTGTTTGGCCGAAAAGAACAAAAAGAACTCGCCGCTCTTAAAGCAATGCTTTCACCCGAACAGCTTGAGGAATATGACCTTCGCCAATCCATCGCCGCAGCCAAGGAAGAGTTAAAAGAGATCGAAGCTCAACGCGATTCGGCAATGAAAGATTTGGCCTACGCAAAATCCCGTGTCATAGAGCTGGGCGAAATGGAAATGTACGAGGATGTTGGCCTCTATGTTCCCACCTACACCTTTGCCACCGCAGAAGAATTTAAAATCCGTCTGGATGCAAACCGCCAGAACCAAAAGGAACTCATAAAAACCGGCAAGGCCGTCACAGGAAGCGACACATGGACGGTCAATGGAAGCCGTAGCGAAGGAAAGAAAATGGTCTCCGATATGCAAAAGCTCCTGCTTCGCGCTTTCAATGCCGAATGTGAGCACATCATAGAACGTGTTACTGTCAACAACTTTCAAGCCAGCTTGGATCGCATAGAAAAATCGTATCATGCTATATCTAAACTCGGCAAAATAGTTAGTGTAGCTATTACAGGAGATTACTACTACTTAAAAAATCAAGAGCTTATTATTGCTCTTGAGTATGAACAAAAGAAAAGAGACGATAAAGAAGCCCAAAAGGAAGCCCGCGCTCAGATGAGGGAAGAAGCCAAGCTCGCCAGAGAAATTGAAGAAGCCCGTAAAAAGCTGGCAAAAGAGCAGACCCATTACCAAAAAGCGCTTAAAACTGTCGTCGCTCAGCTTGCCACGGCCTCAGAAACCGAAAAAGCAGCCCTCCTTGAGAAAAAAGCGGAAATCGAAGCTCAGCTCGGCGAAATCGACAAGGGTTTTGCCGATGTTGACTATCGCGCCGCAAATGCTAAAGCCGGGTATGTGTATATCATTTCCAACATTGGGGCTTTCGGCGAAGACGTGTATAAAATCGGTATGACCCGCCGCCTTGTTCCTATGGATCGCATTGATGAATTGGGCGACGCCTCTGTCCCCTTTGACTTTGATGTTCATGCTATGATTTTCTCTGCTGACGCTCCTGCTCTGGAAAACGCCCTCCATAAAGCCTTTGCCGACCGGAAGCTAAACCATATCAACCAGCGGCGTGAGTTCTTCCGCGTCACCCTTGACGAGATCAAAAAAGTTGTCAAAGAAAACTACGACCAGACAGTAGAGTTTATCGATGTTCCTCCTGCAGAACAGTACCGTCAATCTCTGGCTTATCTGAACAGGACTAAATAGAAAATTTCCTTAGCACTTTTGTTCTATGTGCACATTATTAGCACAGTTGTGCCAGTAATGTCAATATCTTTTGACACATATAAATACGTTTCTATTTTTTGCACAAGAACAAATGTGCTAAATTAGTTAAATTGTAGAAAGGCTGCACAATGAACCGTATTCTTGAACTCCGCAAAGAAAAGAAATTAAGTCAAGCCGATCTTGCAAGTTTCGTTGGCTGCTCTCAGCGTGCAATATCGTATTACGAAAACACCGACAGAAAAATTCCATACAATGTTGTTGAAAAGCTTTGCTCAGCCTTCAATGTCACCTCCGACTATCTTCTTGGCTTCTCAGACATAAAAAGCCCCGCTGCACAAAGCAGCGAGGCTAATAGTGTTTCAGTTGCCGCACCTCCCTCCATGCCTGAAGATCAATTCAGGCGAATACAGGAAGCCAACAGTCTATTTCTAAAATTGGATGAGGCCGGAAAGGCTCAGGCGATTGCTTATCTGCAATTTCTCGCAGCTCAGCAATCCACAGATCCTGACGCTCCAAATTAAGCGCCAGAAATAATCCCAGCAGATCTTCGTCCATCTTCTCCTCCTACTGAGGCAGGCTCTTCCGCCTGCCCGGGCGTATTACCCGGACATCGCCGGTCACGATGACCACGCTGCCGGGGCTGATGATCGTCACGCAGGGAGTTGGATCGGGAGGCACACCCTGCAGGCCCAGAGGGCTCTCAAGGCGCTCGTTCTTCTCATGGGGCTTTGTCAGTCTCTTGTTCATAGTGTGTCTCCTTTCTTCATTCTGCCTTCCCCTTGAGGGGAAGGGGGACCGCGCAAGCGGTGGATGAGGTGTAATGTTTTTTTAGAAAAATTTTATAAAGAGGCGGGGAGCCGCCGTCGCCAAACTGCAAACTCCCCACCGAGCTATGAGAGATGATTGAATAATAGCACACTGCACCATGCATTTCCACGCCAAATTTGTGCGTTTTTTGTGCATTTATGTGCCATTATTTTCGTGCTGTTTTCATGTCATCCCAGAAAGGGGATAAAATGAGCAGACAGGACAAGACCCGACAGGTAATTCTTCAGCTGAAGGCCGTCAAAGAGGAACGGGGCATTTCGCTCCAGCGCATTCACGACATTACTCTCGCCGCCGGCGGAAACGTTTCTTTCTCCACTGTGCGCAAAGTTTTTTCGGACGGCAGCGAGAATATGAATTTCCGGTACGAAGACACGGTGCAGCCTATCGCCATGGCGCTTCTGGAGACCAACGAGCCGCCTCGTGAGGTCACAGGTGTGGTGGAATCTGAGGCCGAAGCCCTTAAGGCGCTTGTTCAGCTGAAGAATTCAATTATTCGCGAGCAGCAAGAAACCATTGACAATATTAAGGCCCGCGAGCAGGAACTAAAAGACGAGGCCCAGCGCAAGATTGACCACCTTCGCAATCAGATCTCCGAGCAGCAGAAAATCCTTGACGAGCGCAGGGAATTCATGGGGGAAAGGCGGGACTTCATTCATCGGCTTGAAGCCGAGAAGGCTGCGCTTCGACGCACTATCAGAATTCTGTCCATTATTGTGGCACTTCTTGCCATGGTCATTTTTGCCGCGCTGCTCATCGACAAGACTGATCCGGGCGTGGGATTCTTCTGGATCGAAGAGACGGCGTCGCGCATATTTGGCAGCGCGCAGCAGGGCACAATTCAAGTCCTGCCCCAAGCGTTTAATGTGTGATCGTGCCCGATTTGGGCACATTACAAAAAACTGTAGCGTAATAGTTTGAAATTATGAAATGCAAATCTTGTAAAAGAGACATTCCCGACGAGTCCATTTTTTGCCTTCACTGCGGAGAGAAGATCGTCCGCACTCGCCAGGAGAAGAAGAGTGAAGTCTCTGTGCCAAAACCCACTCAGCTGGCCGACGGTCGCTGGCGTATTCGGCTGATGATCGACGGTCAGCGTTCCATGGTATACGGTTCCACGGCCAAGGAATGCGAGGCCGCAGCCCGCGCCGTGAAGCTGGGGGTCATCGAGCAGAGAGCGCCGGACAACCGCATTGTCCGGGACCTTATCAACTCCTACATCGCCGCCCGGGAGGGGGTGCTCTCTCCTTCCAGCATCGACGGCTATGAGCGCAGAGCGAAGCACAACCTGCAGAGCATAATGGATCTGAAGGTCAAGGATCTGACACCGGAGCGGATGCAGGCAGCTGTTGACCGAGATAAAAAGAAATACTCCGGCAAAACGATCCACGAAGCCGTCTCTCTTGTGCAGTCAGCCACCGGCTTGAAGTTTCCGGATTTAGTCAAGCCCTCAAAAAAGCCTAAGAAGAAGCCTCCTGTCTATTCATCCAATGACCTGCGTAAGCTCATCCTTGCTCTGGCTGATATTGGCGGGCAGGTGGAAGTGTCCGGGCTGCTGGCGGTCTGGCTTTCCCTCCGGCGGTCGGAGATAAAGGGCCTGCGTTGGGAGAATGTCCATCCTGGCTATATTGATGTGGTCAACGCCCGAGTCTACGATAAGCATCACAAGTTGGTCGAGAAGGAGACTAAAACCGACGACTCCACGCGGCGGCTTGTATTGGACCCGTACATTGAGACCAGGATTAACGCTCTGCCTCGCACTGAGGACTATGTCATCACTATGAGCACAGCTGGCATCTGGAATGGAATAACCAAGGCCTGCGCACTTGCCGGAATTGAGCATGGCTACCTGCACGGCCTGAGGCATACCAATGCTTCCGTCATGGCCCTGCTGGGCATTGACGATGTCTATTCGAATAAGCGTGGAGGCTGGGCCAATTCACATGTGCGGCAGACCGTCTACACCGACGCCATGACCGAGGGAGAAATAGCCGCCGCCAAGCTCGTGGACAACTACATGACCGGCCTTATCACTTACGGCCCGCCCCTGCCGCCGAACTTCACCCGCTGCAAAGAATGATTTGCCATAGAATTACCACCGAATTTCAAAAAGCTTGGAATTGCAATGCTTATACGGCACATTTTCGGAGTTCGAATCTCCGCTGGAGCACCAACAAAAAGAAAACCCGCAGCCCTTGTGGCTGCGGGTTTTCCCTTTGTTTTCAATGCTTTGTGGGCGATCGCCCTGCAATAATAAGCGTGGTGGGGTTCGGATTTCCGAAGCGCAAAACGGCAAAAGAAAGTGCAAAATTACCACCGAATTGCCACCGAAGCAAGGAAGTCTAACGCTTAACTATGTAACGATAATAGGCGCTCTCATTATGGGGCACGGCGTCTTTGTCGTTGATCCACCGTGCCATGGCGGCGTCCAGATACACCTCGGGCCTGTCCATGGAGTATTTGCGGTAGATCATTGCCATGTCGGAATATTCCGCATTCATGGCGACCCAGACACGGACAGGATCAACATTATTGATGCCGCGCTGCTGCATCAGCTGTTTGACCTGTTCCATGGTCCAGTGCGGGCCGACAGTGCCGTCCTCGTTCTTGATAGAGGCCATCCATTCCTCGGCCATCTCCCGGGTCATGGGCGGGACGGCCTCACTCTGAGAGTATCCGCGCTCGGCGTGGCCGGAACGCCAGCCCATTTCAGCCTCGTGGCTGGGCCCGCGATAATTGGCCTCCATCCCCCTTCCGCCGTCCATGCCGAAGCCATAAATGCGCCGCATGCCGTCATCGTTCATTTCGCCACGATACTGGGGCGCAGACCAATCGCCCTGGGATCTCATAGGCGCATTCCGATTTTCGATTATCGTCCATTTTCGGCGGTATTCTTCCTCATCGTCACCCATGCGGGGGCTATCGTAGTACCCGCCGCCGTAGGTGCCGGAGCTGCCGCCTTCATAAGCGGAGCGCATGGGGGCGAAGCGTCCATTATCGTAGTGCTCACGCCCGCTGCGGTCTCTGAAGCGGTCTTCAATGGGCTCATATGCAGAGCGCATAGGCTCGTGCTCCCTGCCATCCTCGGAACGGTAGTCCCCGCTCCTGCCCTCGCTGCGGGTGTACTCTCTCCCCCGATCCCGGCCACGCTCACTGTCTCCACCAAGCATCCTGACTTTCATCAGAGTATTCATGCGCCGTCACCTCCTGCGGCAGCTGCGGCAGGCGCAGTTCCGTCCACAGCGGCCAGATTATAGGTAGGTGCACAGCTGCCGCGGCCCAGCATCTTGAACACGGCGCTGGTGGCGCTGGTGCCCACCACGGTGCTGTAGCGAGTGCGAGTGCGAAGCGCAGCTGCTGTGACCTGAGCGCAGCAGCGGTTAGTGAGGGGATACTGCTCGGTACCGTCACCGATGGTTATAACCACAGGCGCGTTGATCGTGGTCGCAACAGGGATGGTCTGAGCGATGACAATGCAGTATTTTTCGCCGTTGGCGTAAGACCCGGCAGGCAGGTTGATAATGAGAGAAGTCCCGTCGAAGGTCACGCTCTGCGAAATGACCAGGCGGGGGCAAAGCTGGCAAATAGGTCTACATGACATAATAATTCTCCTTTCTCAGGGGAGGGCGCAAGCCCTCCCCGAATTCATAGCTCTCAGCAGCCGCAGCCACAGCCGCAGCCGGAGTTGCCGTTGTAGCCGTAGCCCACACCGGTGGGATTGCCGTAGCAACAATTGGGATTGGGCACCACGTATGCGGGTACGGGGCAGTCTCTGCCCAGCCTGCGGATAAGCTCTGCAGTCTGAGCCTCCTGGTTGGCTGCAAGAAAGCTGCGGTCCTCGGCTCTTCCCAGTGCGCCCTTGAGGGAGGCGATCTCGGCAGCCTGACCGGCCAGCTTCTCCTGCACCATGAAGTCCATAATGCCGCGGTAGTTGGCGTTCTGGTTGTCGATTACATCGCGGATAGAGCTCTGGATCGTGTTGCCGAGATTGCAGAATCCAGTGGCCATGTCATATCTGACAGAGTCGATGTTCCGCTGAGTGGTGCAGCAGCAGTCAGATATCTGGTGGCCGATGTCGCATAAGCCGCGATCCACGCCGTAGAAGCCGGAAGTGATGGCATTGTTGAGGGCATAGGTGCTGTCGCAGATGCCCTGCTGCACGCCTCTGACTGCGCTGTCGATGTTCTGCATGGCGAAGCCGTCGTAAAGCTCAGCGCGGGTCAGTGCGCCGTTGACGAAGCCGCCGCCGACACCACCGAAGCCGCCGCCCCAGCCTCCGCCAAAACCCAGCATAGCCAGAATGATAATGGCCCACAGGCCATCTCCCCACATGCCGCCGAAACCGCCGCCATTGTTGCAGCTGCCCTCAGATCTGCCGAGAGAATAGCCGGAGGCAAAATCGGAATTGTCACCCATAATTAAAATTCTCCTTTCAGTTTTGAAAAATGTTGATAAAATCTATCCACATCGGGCCGCGCGCTCCCGCTGTGCTTATACGGGAGCGGTTTTGGTCAAGATCCGCTCAAAACTGAAAAGAGAAATGCTGTTTATTTAATTGTCAGCGCAGGCCCAGCCGCTTTATAAATCCTTCCGGGGTAAGCCCCCGCTGCTGAAGCATGTCCAGAGCCACGCGCTTGAGTTGCTGAGGATTGTTGACGGAGAGCAGCTGCTGAGCCTGAAGTGCTCGCTCATCTCCCCTTTCAAGGGCTTCCTGATAGTCTCGCACTACAGGATGCTGCATTGTGCCCATTTGGGCACTTTTATCATTCCTCTGCGTCTGCCTTTGCTGCTTTCCGAACAGGCTGCTTGCCATTGTTCAGCGCTCCTTTCAATTCGGATATTTCAGCTCTCAGAGCCGCCACTTCCTCCTGTGTGGCATAAGCCACGGCGGGGGCTGCGCCCTGCTCGGGCAGCGGCTCAAAACGATAGGGCTTGACCGTGGGATAGCCTGCACCATCGGTAGACTTGAAGAAGAATATATCGTCGTTCTCGTCGAACAGCACCGCCACCTCATTGGGTCCCATGTAGAAGGCATCAGCCCCGGCCCGACCGTTGACCTTAATGGGAGGTGGTACCGGCGCGGCATACATGGGCCGCATAGGCTGGGGCGCAGTCGGCATCATAGGCCGCTGCATCATAGGCTGCTGCGGATATGCCGCAGGCTGAGGCATGTATGTCGGGAAGGACATTCAATCAGCTCCTTTCTGGACATAATTATAGACTCCCCCAGCATTTGCTGGGGGAGTCTATGTGGCATCTATGAGGCATAAAGGGGAGAAAAAAACCGCCCCGTAGGGCGGTTAAACTTTTCAATCTGCAATTATACGGGCAGGCTGACGAGCTTCAAAAATATTGAACTTCGCGCTAATAAACTCTCCGTTGAACAGCGGCAGATCATAAAGGTCATCGCAGACGCGGTCAAAATAGCGCTGCTCATCATGAGGCAGGTCGATCTGCCTGCCGGTGAAGATTTCGCCGTTGCGCAAAATCACGCGCTCGCCGTAGACTTCAATTTCTACAGCATTCTGATTAAGGTCAAATGCGGTCATTTTTATTTTTCTCCTTTCTCAATGTCAGCACGAATGAGAGCCTTGATGTAGCCCTGCTTATTGGGCTGGCGCTCCAAATGCTCCAAGATGTCGGCGTCGTGCACTTTGTTGAGCTGCAGCGCCACTTGCCGGGTCTTGGCTTTTTGATATTCGTAGACGTATTTCGCTTGATTGAATTCGCTCATTTCTTTTTCCTCTCGATGAGCCACATTGCAATCTGGCAGCCCGCGATAAAAAGGTCAAGGATAAGGATCGCGATAAGCAAATATTTCATATTTTTCATTGACAACAGCTCCATGGTAGTTTATTCTGTAGGGGCAAGGGGTTCACCCTTGCCCCTCGCCGGTTAATCAAGTCCGTCGAGCAGCTCGCTAATCAATGCGATCAGCTCAAGGACGTTCTTGATAACCCAAGCGATGCGGCACACGATGGCGAGCTTCTTGGTGGTACGGGAAGGCTCGCTTTCGTGTTTTCCTTGGTAGCTCATTGTCGTTTCCTCCTTTCTTGTTTGTGATATTATAATAGCACATTCTATATAGAATGTCAAGAGCAAAATGCAAATAAAATGGAAAAATCCCGTCAGTTGACGGGATTTTTGCGTCTACTGAGGCCATGTCATGCGCCGGGCTGTGGAGCAGATCGTCTGGGTACCGGCGGCCACATGGTCGCCGATGGTCGAACGGTCATAACCGACCTCCACCCCAATGTCCACCATAGATCGGTGCTCCAGATAGCGCATGCGGAGGATGGCCGCATCAACAGGACTGATGGGGGACTCATCGATCACATGGCCGATCTGGCTTCGGTTCAGCATTGCCAGCTCCGGCGGCAGCTTGACCCGCGCCCGGGCGTATTCCATAGTTTACTCCTTTGCCTTCAGGCCGGTCAGCCATGCCTCGCCTGCGCCGAGAATTATTGCCTCGATGTCAGCGCCGGCAGCGTTGATAAGATCATAGACATTCACGCTCAACTTGGCCTTTGTCTGCTCCAACAGCTGTCTGTTCAACCACATTATGTCCTCGTTGCTCAGTTTCCCGTCGGCGGCAGACTCTTTGAGCTTGGCCACAACGGTCTGCTGCAGCTCTGCGGCTGTCAGCATTGCAGCGCTCTTGGCGTTTTCAATGGCCAGAGTAATAGCCTCCAGCTCCTTCACCTTGCCGAGTTTTGTGGTAAGCCAAGTGCCGCCGACGCTGATAAGGGTCAGGGCAAGGGCGGTGAGGATTTTGATAAGGTTCTCCAGAATGATGTTCAGCATGGTTTATCTCCTTTCAATTTGCAAAGTCGTGCTTCTCCAGCCGTTTGTCGTAGTTTTTTTCGATGTTGGCTATTGCATGTACAGCCCTGCTGTTCTTGTATTCCTCATGGTCTCTGCAATAAGCCTTATAATCGTCTATATCTGCCAAAATGTTGATAAAGTCCTCTTTTGTGTGTGGGATATCTCGCAGCAGCTCGTTATTGAAGCGCAGTATTCTGGCTCTGTGCATATCAGCGTTGCGCTCGTCGTCTGCCTGTATATGCGCCTCAAGTTTCTTCTGGGTTTCGCCCAGAGCTGCCAGCACCTCGCCGTTGAGAGCCTTGCCCAGCGCCCGGAAGATGCGCTTCCACGGATCAAGCTTGATGGGCGAGATGTCCACCAGAGCGCTGAGGGCGATGCCGCCGCCGATGAGGGCGGTGATGATTCCTGATAGGTCCATCGGCCTTACCTCCTTGTCAGCTCTGTCCAGCTTTTATTCCCGGCAATGCCGTCTGCCTTGAGACCGTGAATGCCCTGAAATGTGCGAAGCTGGGCATCTGTGGCGGCGTCAAAGCTGCCGGAAGTTCCTGCCGGAAAGCCGTGGGCGATGAGCAGCCCCTGCAAAGCCACCACATCAGGGCCGTACATACCTATCTGCAAAACTCTCGGCGGCCAGTATTTTTCCGCTGTCGGGGAAGTTTCCGGCCAGGGCACTGTGCCCGTTTCGGGCACAGCCACATCCGAAAAGAGAAGATAATACTCGTTTGCGAAGTCCGCGCGCTCAGACACATTGTTGACGGCAGGGCGTTCAAACTCCCGGCAGATGCGGTCTGCGGCCGGGGTCACTCCCCGGTTTGTCTTGAGCCAGGCCCAGAGCGCGGGAAAATCCCTTTGCAGCTCCAGCACGGCATAGTCCACCTGCGTCATGTCGTCGCCGATGG